GAAATCATTTTTAATTTGAATAATTCCTTTTTTATAGTTTTTAGAAGATTCAGCTTCCCATACAGTTAATTTATTTAATTTATTTAATGTTGTTTCTCCAGACTCAAATGTTATTAAATCAGGAATGCCCGTTGTCTTGGTACCACCACCATAGTATTTTCCATTAAAGGGATCCTTTATATTACTTTTTTCACAACCAGCATGATTATGAAACATAACAATAATATTTGGTTCATTATTAATTATATTATAATGTAAACGAATAGATGCATATTTTTCATGTTTATTTTTATCAATTGGTTTACAATATTCATTTACTATATTCTCATTATCCAACCTATCCCAATTAATATCATGATTCAGATCATTATCTGATTGAAACAAAATTTTATCAGAATATTTTTTAATACAATGCCAAAATTTCTCTTGTGAAGTTAACTGTTTTTCTTTTAAATTATGTTCAATGAATCTTATATTATAATCCGGTCCCAATTTCAAAATTACAAATAATACAGCAACTGCAAAACCTGTATTTGGATCATGCATATTACTATTTAATTTTTTCTTAGTGTGTATCAAATTAGTACTAATACTAACAGTATTACCTTCATTTATGTATATTCTATTTGGTTGACCTCGACTGACTTTTGTAGAATTCATATGAGTTTCCATTTCTTTGAGATTATTATAACCTTCGGTATCATATTCAATTTCTTCACCTCTCTTTGCTATAAATTTAATACCTAGAGTATTACACATGCGTTTTGTTATCTTCCATGTGACAGAATTTGATCTATTTGTTTTGGTAATATTCATGAATAAAACTTTATCCATGTTACAATAACAATCCATGCCATATATATTAATTAAATTAAGAAATTTTTCTAATCTTTGATAGCACTGATTTCCGGCGTCACCTGAATCATTTTTAGTGATCTCAATAACTAAATCTGGACATTTATATATACCAACTACATCTCCGGATTTACGAATATAAATATTAAGGTCAATGAAACACTTACCACTTGGTTGTGCCGAAGTAACTAGATTTATAAATACCCCGTTTATATAGATATTTTCTTCAATATCTATTAATATTTTATCCGTATCCGGACACCAAAAGATTCTATTAACTTTAATAATGAAATTTGGTAAATCAGGATTTAATCTTTTTAAAGTTTTAGAAATACAATATTCATTATTCAATAAGAAATTAAGTGTGTCTATAGTTGTAAACTCTTCCGTATTAATATGAATATCTAGTTTTTGTATACACTCTACAAAATCAATATTATCAATTACAGTCCGAGAAACCATTTCGCTAAGTGCAACTTGAATTTCAGAAATGGCTGACATATTTTGATATGTGTATTATTTTACTTTTAAATCAAATTTTAAAAATTAGATATTTTTAATAATCATCCCCTTCATATACTATATTCTTTCTTTCTTTATAAACAATTTTTTCTTTATATTTAATAACTTCTTTAATTTCCGGTTTTACTCCTAATATATCTGTAATTTCTTTAATCTGATTATTATTTAATAATTCTTTTTTATGTAATAATGTTTTAATCATTACATAAATATATAATGGGAAATCATTTGTTTCTTTTATAAGTTTAAGAATTCCAGCAATAAAATAATTTTCATTTATAGGAATAGTTGAATCGTTGTCTATTGTATTATCATTACAATCAAATAGTTCGAAAATGTTGTCCATATCTGCCATAATTTTATATATCTATTATATATAAATGAAATTAGACTTAAATAATATTATCAATACAAAAATATTACTTATATCATTAGCATTAACTATATTTTTAAAATATATAGTAGATAATGATTTAGAAAACAATATTATAATAAAAATATAGTATAAATATATAATGGAAGAATATTTAAGATATTTTATATCTGTAATTGTAGGAATAAGTGTTGCATGTTTTTTGTATAATAATATTTCAAATGATTTATTAATATTAAGTTTAGATTAAAAAAATAATATAGTTAGTTTTATTATAAAATATGGAAAATAGAGGCGGGTCATCAACATCAATAGAAGAACTAATGCGCACTAGTAATAATTCAAATATGTCTGATGATGATAGTATAGTCAATAGTATTTTATCAGAAATAAATTCAGATAAAGAAAATATACAACAACAACAACAAAAACAGCAGGAACAACAGCAGCATCAGCAGCAACAAAAACAACAAATGATGCAACAACAACAACAAATGGCCATGGAAAAGCAAAGGCAAATGCAAATGCAACAGCGTATGATGGAACAAAGGATGTTAGAAGAAAATGCAAATAAGTCTAATACAGAAAGAACTATAGAAATAGATGGCATGTGTGAAAATACCTCACTTATGGATGAATTTAAATCGTCACTTATATTTTTTCTAATATTTATAGTAGTAAATTTGACGCAATTTAATGATGTATTATGTAAGACATTGTCTATAGAAAATAATAATATTTTAGTATTACTCAAAGGATTTATATCAACAATATTATTTTTCTTTGTGAATAAATTAATAAATAAATATTTTTAGGTGCCTAACATTTTTTGACACTGACCTCCAGATATTTGTAATAAATTATATTCGACTACAAATATATTTATATCTGATTTAAGTTTAGTAAATTTTAGTGATAATGATTTAATACCTGAATTTATATTTGATATACATCCACTAGGTTGTGTATAATTGAGAGGATGGAGACATATAGGGAAAACACATATAGAATCTAAATGTCCGTGGTTTTTTGTGGGACCACCCGTCGCGGCGTCTATAGATAGGTCGCGACCGGATCCGGGAAAGTAATTATGTAAATTTAATCTTGAATATACTTCTCTTTCCAAACTTCCTTGATTTAAAGGATTAGAATCTATATTTAAATTCAGATCAGTAAATTTAATTACTGTTGGGGTTGAGGCCGACGTGGTGGTATCGTAAGGCGTGTCGAGAGGTTGACCCGCCATTAATATATATTTTACTAATCCTGCAGACCCGGTCAAACTTGTATGTGGGGTTTCGCCGGCCGTGGGAATCTCTGAATATGACTCGGTTATATAAGTATGGGAATTAGTGATAAATCGTTTTTTTTCTTCAACATCTAAATGTATATATTCTTTAATACATGTCGATTTTAATATGGGTTTGGGACCGGTTGAATTGGTGACATCAATAACGTCGGAAAGCTGTTTATATGTTACATAAAAATCTATTTTAGTATTGCGCAGAATACCTATAGGAATAGCAAGACCATAGTCATAATTAAAGGAAAAATCAGGAATACAATAAAAATTTTCTGTACTAAAGGATGCGCTTTCGGATACCTTGAGTGCGCCATCCGTTGCGTCTTCTTCGTGGGAGATCACGCACCCCCGTACGCCCCCGGCGAGTGTGGTATAATTAAAATGTGATCCATTTGTACAACCTACCAAAGAAGCACTTATGTCGAACGTGGGAGATAGTGAAGGAGCGACAGTGAAATAGTCGGTTTTGCCTGTGTTGCTTTGCACAGACGAAACCATTTCATTCATTAATTCATATTTTGTCTCCAAATATAAATCGCTATTTTGAAATATAGTATTTGGTCCAATATCAAGTTTCAGAGCACTCACCTCGCTAGATATAATATTAGTCCCTAAATTGGCGAAAAATGTTGTCTTCCCGACACCAGGCATGTAACCATCAAACACAATCCTATGTTGTAAATATACTTTCGAAAGTAAATCAGCAATTGAACCGTCTAATGAATATTGCACGGTTTTGGCAAAGTTGTCGGAATTAGGACTTTCCGCTATACTTAAAAATTTACTAAAATTAGTGTGTCGTCTATATACAGATTTGAAAAATGTAATATCTGGATTATTTAGAAAATGTTCATTTTCTATATCTCCTGGAATAGCAATTAGTGAAAGGGTACCGACTGACATATATATATTATTATATATATCATATAAAAAAATATTTAATGTAACTAATTAAATTTTATACGGAAAACTTAAATGTTGGTTATCAGATACTTTCATGATAGAATAATATACTAAATAAATATATATAATTGTTTCCCATGCACCAGTCCCTGTGACTGACATTTGAAGATCATTTGTGCCTGTATTTATACAACCAGACGGACCTTCTGTATTTTTTAAATTAAAAGGAATATATGCTATATTACTATTTATGGAGGGCGTCGGGCGGATGGGATTTGTCTGATCGCGAGAGGATTCCTTTAGGTTAGTTAGTTTATAATCCCATTTATCATAAACACACCCTTTGAAATTTTCTATAATATTTAATTTAGAATAATATTCATGGGGTAAATCATCCAACTGCATATTTACACCTCTAATTAAGAATTTATATTTGTAATTATTATGAAGTGGTATTCTGCGCTTAACGTCGCTGTATAACTCTTCGGTTCCGGATGCACTCTTATTGACTAAATATATACTTTTCACCGGTAAATTAGGGGCAACGGCCTGAAAATCCACCGACGAACCTACCAACCTTAATTGGTCGCTATTAAATAGAACTTTTTCTACTAAATATTCTTGAGATGACGATTTAAATCTATTTTTCTCTTCCTCAGATAAATATATATATTTGAATATTAAAGAAAAATGGAATTGTTTTAGGATGGTCGTCAGGTCTTCTTTTGCTGTGGGCGTGCCGATGGACGACTGAAAAATGCCTGTATCAATGTCGTTTGACTGGTGTATTTGTAAAGATAAACCATTTTTTGTTAAAAGAAATAAAGGAAATGCTGAACCAACATTTTTAGTGAATGAAAATGGTATTGGCACAATTGCTTTCATTTTTGTAATGGTATGTATCTCATCCGGATCTAACCCGCTATTGAATACACCACCCGATAATGCCATCCTTTGATAATTATTTCCATTATTACAAACTAACTCGGTCACAGATGGGATGCCTGCAGATGGGTTCCCTGGGTCATTCACTATATCATATGTTGAATTAAATGATTTAGGATTATTTAACATAGATGTAAAATTAATATATTCAGAATTAAGTTGCTCTATTATTGGTGCAGTACTGTTATCATATTTAAATTGAATATTATCAAATAATGCTGTGCCTATATTATGTGGGAACCGATTACATGTGGCCGGTAAATTCGCACCATTCAATTCTATTTGTAAAGATACTTTTGATAATAAGTCACCTGTTGCCGAAAAATTAAATGTTATATCTTTGCCTGAACCAAAGTTGTTCCCATTTTCTACACTTGTATGACGGTAATCAGTCATTACAAATTTAGTATATTTTCTAAAGACTGATTTAAAATATGTAATTTGAGGATTCAAACAGAATATTGTATTTTCATTTGAATACATATTTGTTAATGAACCGGCGGTCATATATATTATTAAACAATTTAATTTTAATTATAATACATACGACAGTCCTGCCTGACCATTTACGAACCTTAATATATTATAGTTAATAGCATAGACAAAAACTCTTTTAAGGAGCATGCCCCCCGGCAATGTCTGCTTTCTATTAATTTGTATTGAATCTATATTACTAAAATTACAAGTTCCGCTAGGTGAAGTATCGTTAGGATTTAGAGCAAAGGAATATACAGCAATTGAATCTGGTACGGATATGCATCCCCCTTTATGGTATTTTCTAACATTTTCTCTCGTAAAATGTTGCAATGATTTCCATTGACATCTGTCTGTACCATTTAATATAATTTTATATGAACAATAATTTAAACAATCAGGTGTTGAAGGACCAAGTAATCCATGAACAAATTTACCATTTCCTCCTAAGGCCTTACCTTCATCGTTGATACCAGTTCCGTCCGCCGCTATGGGTAAATTATTTTTATTCCAAACACCTGAGAAAGATGCATTACCAAATCCTTTTGTATAACTTGAATTTTGTATACCACCTCCATATAATATATCATCGTCAGCGGATCCTGTCATACCAAGAACAAATCTGACACCAGAAGAATGGGATGATTCCCCATTATTTAAACTCTTGACCTTGAGTACGTCCGAGGAACCTTTGGTGAGTATTAAGTTCGTCTGAAGACCGCTGATTGACTGTTTTAGATATGGTTGACCAGTCCAAATTAATTCTTTAACAGGATGTTGCATTGAAGATATATCAATTGTTAAGGACTGCGTGGAATTGTGTCTATGGTATTGAAGTTGTTCAATTAAATATTCGTGAGAACTATTTTTAAACCGTTGTCTTTCCATATTATCTAAAAATATATAAATGACAGATACATCCATATTAAAATTAAATTTATTTTCGTTTGTAGTATCATTTAATATCGGTTTACAGAATGTAGTGGACCCTATTTTATAAGCATTCGTTACATCATTTGCACAATTAATATTTGAATCATATGATATAAAATTATTTTCCGGATCATTGTTCGCGAACTGGGTGCTACTCGTCCAATCAGCGTCATCTTTACCAGCAAATTGCACATATAATTCTACATCAGTTCCTTTATGTAGCGATACTAATGGTATTGCTAATCCGGGTGATCTACAATACCAGAAATTTAATGGTAATATACATTCGCCTAATATATCACCTTTATGAGCAGATTCAGTGATTTGTGATGCATTCATTAATCTACCAGACCAATTTTGTTGCGTTAATGCGAATATTGCATCAGTCATGTCGTCCCTCACCCCTGAACCGGTGAACGCCGAGTCCGCGTCAAGATATACTTTACTCCCATTTTGATATGAAACTGTCCTTATCTGATTCACCCCGCCCCAAGAAGTTTTAAACGTCGACGGATTACCGGCTACTATTTCTACCAATTTTAATTTATCACCTTTTGTAAAATTAATCCATTTGGCGCCGGTTGTCGATTCATCCATAGTGTATTGAAAATAACACGTCTCCCCTTCGGTCGCCGAATTATCATATCTCGTAATATTCAATGTAATCCGTTGTCTGTTTAATCCAGAGACATGTGCAGATGATACTGGTCTTGTGTTAATACTAGATACATAATTATAATTACTACTATTTGAAGCGTTTCCCCCATGT